AGGGTGCGAGGGTTGGTACTGAAGTACTTGTTAGCATAGGAAATGTTGACTGGACGGGAAAAGGTTGGGGGTAGTCAAAGAATCCCCCTACTCACTTTTAGAAAGGATAAAGCATGAAACTTAAAAAAGACTATGAGATGACATTCAAAGAGGGGTTTCGTCTCGGTGTGCGTTTAACACGAGCAAAGGCTTGTTTGGAGAATGCACGTAATGCGAAAATACTGAACGACGAGTCAATGGTAAAACTTCAAATGGAGTTTGCTAATGATTGGACCGACCTTGCTAAAAATAGCGGGCGTAAGTTTACACCAATCACGGCTCACGAACCAGAGCAATCGGCATTCGATTTTGGCGACATCGAATACCAGGAGCATTTATCTAAGTTGCCGTTTAAGGAAACAGGATGAACATAAAGAAGTTTAAAAGTGTGGCAGTAGCCATAGATACATATAAACTATTGAAGAAACTAGCTGCCGCCGACGATCGGTCTGCAGGTATGCAAATCACTTATTTAGTAAAACAAGAAGCAAAGAAAAGAAAGTTGGCAGCATGACACTCATGCCTAAGTTTAAATCCTATCGTAAATTTAAACCTGATTGGAAGTATGAAATGAAATGTTGTGATGACTGTGGTAAGGAATACACCAAAGATAATATGATGTGCACGCAAGAAGGAAAACATGTGTACAATTGGTATTGCATTCGGTGTCATAATTTTAGATGGCCAAAGTCTGCGTAATTTGTGCAACGGTGGTGGTGTGTGTTTGGTTATGGACCACGCACTCACCCTTCCGTATGTACGTTGATGAATGTTCCAGAGAGCATGAGTATTATAGTAAGGAAATGTGTATCTGGATGTACTTGGAAATGAGAAAGGAGGAATCATGGCTAAGAAGGATTCTCTTAGAACTCGGTTATTAAGGGAGTATGCTAAAGTATCGAAGGTAGCGGTACGCGACCCACGGAACTGGAAAGAAGTAGCAAATCGTGTAAGATGGGAACGATTAAAAAAGATATTGTGGAGGCGATATGATTATATGCAGTCATTGTAAAGGTAATGGGTATATTAAAATTAGATTCGAGGCAGAGGAAGCCATTGAACAGTGTAAGGTTTGTCACTCACAAGGGCATCTCTCAAAAAATAAGTATTACAGCCAAACATGGAGTGAAGGGGTTTCGGATGAAGTCACATCATGGTATTGGGGACCGCCCTTGGACCCCGAATCATTCAAAAACTACAAAATTCATCCCGAGTAAACCTGTTGTAGAAATTAAAAAAGGTGATGAACCTCCTTTTTAGTTGTGTGAAGTAGTTTAATATACTATATTTAGTTGAAATTTTTTCATACAAACTCGAACTCCCGTTAAGAGTTACGCTCATACGGGAGTTTAAAAAGGAGGCCATATGCCTAGACTTACAAAACCTAAACCAGGATCTACAGGTCTTATCGCTGATTTATATAAAGGTATAAAAAAAGGCCTAACATCTTCTGAAGCTAAAAAATTAGCTGACATGTTAAACAAAACAAGAAATCTTGCACAAACTAAAGCTAAAACAATTAAAAAAGATAAAATAAAAGAATCAGCTTCAGCATTTGTTAAACGAAGAAAACAATTATCTGCTTCTAAAGGTGCTGCAGGTAAAATGGCACAAAGAACAGGCCCGAGTAAAAAAGAAGTTATTGGATATGGCGCAGCTGCAGGTGCAGGTTTACTTGCTAGTTCACAAATTAAAAAAAGACGTAAGAAAAAGGAGAAGTAATGGTAGCTAGAAGACAACCAAAAAGATCACTAAAGAAAACCATTAGAAAAGTTATAGGTAGCCTTAAACCTGGTGCTGGACCTAGAATTAATCCAGATGCTATTAAAACTGGTCCTAGAAGAAGGAAACCTAAAAAAATACTTGAAGCAGAAAAAAATTTAAAGTTGTTAGAGAGAATGAAAGAGAGATTAAAAAAAGATCCTACTTTATTAGGACCAAAAAAATCAAAGCCAAAACCAAAATTAAGAGATTTATTGTACAGACCTAAAAGAGATAAAGATGGTAATATAATTAAGCCAAAACCAAGAGATCTTTTGTATAGACCTAAATATGACAGTAAAGGTAACATTATTAAACCTAAAGCTGTTCCAATGAAGGCAAGAAAGCCTAAGAAAAAGTAATGCCATATGACAGCTAGAAGAAAAGACCCCATAAGATCAAAGTTTAAATTAGATCCAACTAAAAATAAAAGAAAACCTCCTAAAAAATTACCAAGTGGTAAAGGAAGATTACTTAGTAGATGAGCGACAGAGAATTATTAAGACAACGGGATTTTTTAGACGAGTTGATTGCTTCACGGCTCTCGGCCCACGAACACAAAAAAAGTATGCAGTTAATAGATTCAATTTATTTTAATGACAAGCTACCAAAGAACGTCATTCCATTTCCATTAAACCGTATTAGGAGGTTAAATGTCAATAAATCTGCCAAACAGCCCCGTAAGAAAAATATTTAAGTGCGATAATTGCGATAATTATCATATAAAATTCTTCGACCCCAAACATGACAGAACTTATACCCCATCTGAATGGGAGCAAATAGTCACTGATGGTAAGGAAGCTTTATATAAAGCATTGCAAGTTGTGCGCGAAGATCCTAAGTTTTTTGCATAAACACCCCTTTCTATAGATGTTTTTACCCAGATAGAGTAACACTCTCTTCTACGCTAGAAATGAAGTTACCAAGTTACCAAGTTACAACCCTTATCAGCTACCAAATAAAGGTAACTTAGAGGTAACTTATACATTTTTACAAGTTACCTTTTTATATTTACAAACATAACTCGCATTGCATGAGATGATGAAATATTGTATAGTTTCTGGGAAGAAACATCTATTGAACAGGTGCATTATGGAAGAAAACAAAGAAATATTAATACCAGAGGCGATGTCAGATGCATTGTATGATGACAAAATAACGCCAAAACAGAGGAAATTTATATTATTGCTGGTACACTCTGAAGGGCTGAAGACTGCAACACAGTGTGCGATTGAAGCTGGATATGCCAAAAGAAGCGCTTTCATGATTGCATCAAGGCTGCAAAATGTAAATAAATATCCTCATGTGGTGAAAGCAATTGATTCAGAAGTCAGGGCAAATACTGAGAGGTACAGGTGTACACAGGAAAGATCTTTATCTACATTAGCTAGAATTAGAGATAAAGCTAGTGAATCAGGGAACTGGAATGCTGCCGTAGCTGCTGAGACCAGGCGTGGACAGATTGCTGGGTTGTATGTTGACAAGAAAGAGATACTCACAGGTACAATAGACTCCATGTCAAGAGAAGAGGTAGAGAAGAAGCTACAGGATTTAAAAGAACAGTACAGTATTGAAACTACGTTTGAGGAAGTTAAAGAACTAGAAAATAAAGCTTGACTATAAAATAGAATGGGACTATATAGTCTTAAAAAGGAGAAAGTTATGCATGTAGATAAATATGTAGTGAATAACATTGGTACAAAGTGGACTAATGGTAAAAGTAAAAAGAATCAGGTGTTGGATAGTCTTGATGGCACTAATGGTATACAATTAAAAAAGTTAGTTCCCTTGCTAGAAGAATGGTTTGAGACTGTTAATGGTGAGTGGGCTCATAGAAATGTTGAGTTGATAATCAATGTTAAAGAGGAGAAGTAGTGTTAGTAATAATTAGACCAGATTTGTACGAGTATACTGCATTACCCATGACAGATGATTTGTTTTGGCGTAGAGTAGAAAACTTGAGGCGTGCAGCGCTGACTGCTGAGGACTTTGAGTTTAGGTTGGTGTATTATAATCAAATGGTTGAACTGATGAAGAGGTGTCCATGAGTAAGTTTGATTGGTTTGTGATGGCGATTGGTTTGTTGATGTTAATAGGTTTTAAACCACTTATGATATTGATGTTTCTTTTTCTTGGAATGATGCATTTGTTTTGAAACCAGAATCTAAATACTGGAATACAATTAAGAAAAATACTCCTGGTATATTTTGGACTCGACTAGAAAGTTGGGCTATGCCAGGTGTACCAGATTGTTATGGTTGCAAAGACGGAATCATGTTCTGGGTTGAATTAAAGATAACTAAAGATAAAAAAATAAAGTTAAGCCCTTTTCAAAAAGCGTGGCATTTTAACCATGCAAAGCAAGGTGGAAGAAGTTTTATTATGGCCCACTACCTCGGAGACAGATTATCCTGTATCTTCCCGAGCTCCATTGCCGTGGGCCTATCCGCATTGTCCGTGGAACATGCTAAGTTAACTACGTCCATGCCAGCAGACGCAGCGTCCTGGAAGCAGGTACAGCAGTTCCTTCTGCATTGTCCATTGCCTCCATTACCCAAGGATTCCGCCGTTATTAGTAAGTAGGCTCCCCGCAGCTGGTGCAGCAGACGCTGATGCCGTGCTTCTCCATCAGCCAGAAACCTAGCATTTCTGGGGCATCTCGGATCTCAGTCCTGGTGCAGCGTAACCAGCTGAGATGGTAGATCTCCATTACCCATCGGAAGAAAGGTAAGGGTTGTGGGACTATAGTAGTTACAGGACTCAGGTTACACACCAGGAGTGGAAGCTGGTGTGGAAGAAGAATTAATTTAGTACTTGACTATCTAATAAGATGGGACTATATAAGTACCTGTGGCTACCGAATCCGTTTAGAAGTTTTGCAAACGGCCACACACATTAGAAAGGAACAACATGACAGAAACTGTAACAGTATTAAAGAAAGATCCCACCTGCGCTGAGCTGGTGGATGAACAGTGGCAGCAGAGGCAGGAAGACCTGAAGGACCCTGAGTACGAAGCGCTGAGCTTCGACTATGTAGAACCGCATACATTCAATGATCAACCAGAAGGCTACTGGCGTTGGCAGTTCTCCTGGGGCGGGCCCAGCGACGAGCTGCGCGCATACGTGAACGAGCATAAAGAGATCCATCGGTTGGAATACTGGTACCTGGACTGGGGCGACGGCGCATCCATTCAGGTGGACCAGGACGCTGAAGCCTGGACTCAGATGCAGGAGATGGTGCACGCATCATGATCCTGCTGCTAATCGCATTGCTCCTGCTTACTATAGTAGGAGCTACGGCAGCCTTCCTGGCTGCACATGTGTTCCTGGTGTACTTTTGCATCACCTTTGTCCTAGTTTTCCTAGGAGTTCTCTGACTCTAGTAGTTCCCCGCAGCTGAAGCTGCATCTCCATCAGGCTTGTAAGGTTGGTCGTGGGTTTTACTATAGTATAGTTCTGGGGGACGTTACCTGCTGACGGAAGTTCCTATGGAAAAAAAAATAAAAAAAGATTTGACAAATAGAATAGAATGGGATATAAAGGGATAATTAACTAGAAAGACGAAAGGAAAATAAAATGTCAAAAGCTGTTAATATAATTGAAGTGTTAGAAAAAGCACACCAAAGTAAAGCTAGTGTTAGCAAAAGAAATAAACAGGCAATCATAGATGCCTATGGTAGAGCCTTAACAATGCAAAAAGTTCTAGCTGACTTTATCAAAGTAAACCGACAACTAATGATAGACTTGGCGTTTGGAGAAAATGCTAACCTATTACATGGAAAGGATTACTCTCTTCATGTACAACAAAAATTGGGAGCGAAGATTGACACCAATCTTGTCAAGGAAAAGCTTGGCGAGTTGGAATACCATAAGTGCAAAGTTCCGACAGAATATAAAACAATACAAGCTATGCCTTTATCGGAAAGCACGATTTCGAGAAATAAAAAGGCAACGATTGACGAAGTAGCTGATTTCAGAATAACTGCGTAGTACCGATAAATTGCCTACGCATTACCCATCACCGCTAGTCGGTGGTGGGGTTTTCTCTTTAGTTAAAGTACCACAGTCCAGACGGAAGTTCCATCTGCATTACTGCGTCATGTTCTTTTGTTCGTGTTGCTCTAAGATAGTTTTGGACACGGCACATGCGTCTGCGGGGTTGTTGTCAAGTAAAAAAGTTATCCACAAAAAAGATTTTCTTTTCTTGAGTATAAGATAAAATGGGAGTAGGAATGTCTAAACAATAAAAAAAGGAGTTATAAATGCCTGATAATAACGACGACTTAAGAAACAGATTAGCTGTTTTAGAAAATCAATTAGGACTAACAACAAGGAACAATACCAATGTTGACACTAGGAACGATAATACTGCTATTCAAGACAATTTGTTTGGTTCTAGTTCTAGTATTAATTGGAAAGCTCTTTATAAACTCTTAGAGAGTGAGGTAGAAGAGTTAGCCTTTGATCCTAATGCCCCACAATTTGTAAAAGATTGGGCTACTAAGTTAATAGCTAAACTCAGAACGAAAGTTTCTCCTAGAGATTTACTCTAGTAGAATTCCTCGAGGACAGGCAAAAAGGCAGGGTATTCCCTGCCTTTTTTTTTGGGATACAAT